AGGAAGATACGAAGTCTCGCCTGTCGGCTCCGGCGGGTCGCCGCCTGTCTGCCCCTGGCCGACGCCCCCCCCTCGCCGGGGGGTTTTTTAACCCCGAGGCCCCAGCCGCGAATCTCCCCTCGCCTGGCCAGCTCCACCGTTTCGGGGTCGCTGACCGCCGCCTCTGCCCGCAGGCCGATGGCGTCTTCGCAGAGGGCAAGGCTGCCGTCGCCGGTGCCGCCGATCACCCGCCCGTGGTCGAGCCGCAGCTCGACGCTGCCGCCAACAAGCGCCCGCTCGAAAGCGCCTGCCCGCACCTTTTCGACAAAGGGGCCTTTGGGCGATGGAATCAGCCGGCTTTCCCGCTCCACCGCGTTGACATAGCCAGAGATGGAGACGCTGCCGTTTCTCATTTCAATCTTCACTTTCTCACCTCCCCTGCCTGAAAATGGGTATGAAAAAAGCACCGTTTCCGGTGCTTCGGGCGCATATTTTGGGGTTAAACAAGATCCCATCCTTCATCAAGATAGGGCGAAAAGGCTTCTACGGCAATTTTGTATTCAGCGCGATAACTTTCCAAGCACCCCGCCTCAAAATCGCTCTGGCCTGTCTTTGTTTCAAGACTATCAATCCGGTCAGCTAGGTTATCCAGGAAACTCTGCGCGCTGTATACAGACATTTCGTATGTTTCCTCCTCGGTCAAGGAGAACTCGTCATCTGGGGCAACATAAATATCGTATCGGCTCTCCATCATATCCGAGACATAAAATAGGCCGCTTTGTATGCCGCTTTTACGTTCATCATCTTCATCTTTTTGGACTTGTTCCGACCGTTTCTTTACTTCCGCCAAATATTGTTCTATGATGGGCAGCAGCTCTTTCCCTCTTTCCCATTTATCCATGTGAATCCCCTCACCCATCACTCGTCATCCTCATCTTCGCCAACATAGTCTCCGTCATAAGGCTCAAAAAATTCCACAAACCGCATATATGGCCCCTCTGGATGCATCTTAACTTCAGCAAGAAACTCCTCTTCCACCTGTGCGTACTGAGCCATAAGAATCAAATCCTCAATGGATTCATCATAGACAGCGTAGTCTGCCAAACGATCATTGTTGACGAACGGACGAAGACGCTCCCGTATTTCCTCAATGATTTTAGAATCAGTCATTTGAAGACCTCCTACTCAATCTTTCTCCGCCAAAGAACAGCCAACCCGCCGTATCCATCTGCCTCAACACGGTAAAGGGTTCCAGCATCCCTGATTGTATACACATCCCCTGCTTTTGCTTTGGGATGCTGTGTCCCCAGAGTACCACAGAGCTTGGCATACTTTTTCGGCGACATATGAATTCCTTTCCGTTGGCGCTGCTTAGACGGCGCATAATGGGGCTTTTTCTTTTTAGAGCCAGAGCCGCCGCCGGGGCCGGGCAAACTCCCCTGCATCTTGCCGTCCGCGCCCTGAATATAACATCCTCTTGGCTCTATTATATCCGGTTCAGGTTCGTCTGTCAAGGTTTTTTCCGGCTGTTCAGGCTGCCCAATGCGCAGCTCGTCCAAACGGGCTTTTACTCCCGTATTGGGCGTGAAAATCTCTTTTGTCTTAGGATTATAAAGCACGTCCTGCAGCCCCAGCTTGACAAACTCCATCCCCAGCGCCGGCAGGTTCTCCAGCCGTCGGATTTCGTCAATCTGCATGATGTTCGCTTCGGCCGCCAGCTTATAGGCCGCAAATCTGCGCTCGATGTCGCCCCGTAGCAAGCTGCGGGTGTCGGTCGAGAAGTAATACTTGCCCTTTTCGCTTTCCAGCAGCAGGTTCTGGTTATAGGCGGCGTCCATCGCGTCCAGAAGCGGCAGCACCGCCGTTTTGACTGCGGCGTTATAGGCTTCCTCGCCGGCGCTGCCGGAGAAAAGTGCCGCCGACAGCCCGAACAGGTTGCAGATGCTTTCGCCGTCGGCACGCTTGTTTTCGTTGAGCTGCATCTCGACGCTGGTGTTGGCGGCTTCCTGAAACTTGATGCCGTTGTTTAAGACGATGACGTTTTCGTCGCCCGATTTGAACAGCCGCTTCCAGGCCGCCTTCAGCGTGTCCATAATCTCCTTAGACACCGTTTTCTCTGCCAGCAGGAAGCCCTTGCGGCAGCCGCCGGCCTGCACCAGCTGGCGCTGGTAGCGGAAGGTCTGATAGGCCGTCGACAGGATCAGCGGGTTTTCCTTGAGGAGGCCAAGGCCGGTCACGCCGTCAAGCGTGTTGCGGGTGATGCGCAGCAGCTCGTGCTGGCGGCAGAAGCTGCCGCCGATGACGAACGACGCCTGCTTGTAAATAGGGTCGGGGCTTTTCAGCACGCTCACCTGCTCCGCGTCGACATAATACAGGCCAGTAACCTCATTGCGGCGGCGCTCAAGGAAGATATACCCCGCGCCTTCCAGCAGGTAATCCCGGCACCACGCCTTTTTCATCTGGAAGCCGTTCAGGATGTCGCCGGTGTCGCCGTTTAGGAGCTGCACCCTGGGGTCGTCTTCGACTTCGGCGACCTCGCCGCTGCCAATTTTAAACAGCTGCACCGGCAGCCTTGCCGCCGTCCCGGTAATCCATTCGACGCAGGCCGCCGCCATCGGCACCTCCAGCGCTTCGGCGCGAGTGATCTGCGGCCGCTCGTCCAAAAGCCCGTCCAGCGTTAGTACCGGCTGCACCGGCTGCGGCTCCGCCACTGGCTCTGCCCTTTTGAAAAATCCGATAGGTATCGCCTCTTTTCTATTTGTTCATCATCCGATTTGCACGCCCCAGTCTATTTCGTCGGCGAAGTAGACGTTCTGCTGCAGCAGGTAGACGGCGTTAATCAGCGCCGCAACCATATCGATTTTGCCGCCCGAGCGCTTCTTGCTGACATAGCGGTTCAGGTTGGTGTCGTAAACACAGCGTGCATTCTGGAAGTTGATTTCCAGCAGCGGGTTGTCAGTGTAGCAGAAAGCGCCGTCCGCCGCCTTCTCCGCCAGCAGCTTGGTGGGCGGATGCAGTGTGTCGGAATGCTGACGGACGATGACCGTCGTGTAGCCGGGGCTGCCGTCCCGGCCGCGTTCCCATTTCTGGGCAGAGGAAAGGGCGTTGAAGCGATCATAGGCGATGCCCATGACCGTGACGCCGAGCTTTTCTTCCAGCTCAAAGACAAAGTCTTCGATGAAGGCATAGTCGACTGTCCGGTCGCCGCAGGCAAAGCACTTGCCGCCGCGGATGAACTGCCAGTAGTCAAGCCCTTCCAAGCGGTTCTTCTCGGCGATCCGCCCCTCCGGCACAAAACAGTAAACCTCGGCGAGAATATTCTCGTCCTCAGCTGCCGCGATTGCGACGGCACAGTTGTCGTTGGTCATCGCCAGGTCGACGCCGACGTAAACCTCTCTGCCCTGCCAGTCAATCTGTTCCCGCCGGCAGCGCCTGACGGTTTCAATCGGGATGTAGGTTTCAGCTTCGCTGCCCTGATAAATGATGTTCAGGTGCTTGGTGAGGAAATTCTGGCGGGCTTTAGGTTTGGCGATGGCTGCCGCCCGCTTGGCCAGCACATCCTCGAAAATCTCGGGGATTTCGATGGCAGCGGGGTTGGCGTGGAGAATGATTTCATCGTTTTCGGTCCAGTTGTCCTTGTCGTCCGGCTCATAGAGCAGCGCAAAGGTTTTGGGGTCATCAATCACCCCGTCAAGCACCTGCTTAGCGTAGGCAACCTCGGCCTCGAAAGGGTTGTCGATGGTCGGATACTTAGTGGAGATGACGCAGCCCAGCTTGTTGAGGATCCCCAGCTGCCCCGACCGCATCGCTTCGATGGCGTAGGGGTTGGGCAGCGCCCCGGCCTCGTCCACCAGAAAGGCGCTCGGCAGCCGCCCGTCCAGCCGGGAGCTGGAGTAGTTCAGCGGAATGTAGTCGTTTTGGTTCAGCATACAGAGGATGTCGTCGCGGCGGATGCGGAAGACGCCCTGCGCCCGCAGCGCCGGCGAAGATTGGATAATCTCAGCGATGCCGTTTCGCACCTCGCGGGAAAGGGAGCCGTCGGGCGCGACCGAGTAGAGCTTGGAGAAGGCCGGCTCGGTCAGCAAAAGCAGCAGGAACAGCACCGCGATAGTGTAGGTCTTGAAGTTCTTGCGGGCAATTTCCAGGATAGCGTTTTCATAGCGCCGCTTTTCCGGCTCGTCCCGCCAGACGGTGCAGAGCACAGCTGTCCAAAAGAGCCACTGGTACCCGACCGCTGCATCGTGCAGGGTTTTACCGGCCGCCAAGCCTTTCGGCAGCTGCATCAGCGCAAGCAGCGCCGACACCTTTTTCAGCCGCTTCGGGCTGATACAAAACCTGCTGTCATAGCCTTCGGCGACGTTCTTATACTCAGCGCACTGGCTCCGCACATAATAGGGCGCCGCCGCCTTTCCCTTGACCGCCTCGCAGGCGTACTGGTAGGCGCGGCTCCCGCTGATCTGCTTCGGCACTGCTTTCATGCCGCGCTCACCGTCCTTCCTTTTGGGGCATCAAAAAAGCGCCCCGAAGGACGCTTTTTTGCTTATTTTGAACTGTTCGGGATTTCCGACAGGTTTAGGTTATTCTTCCGGCGGCGTGCAATCCACCGTGAAAATGTGGGCGTACTCGCGTTTGAGTTCTCTTATCGCCGCGTAGTATTCCCGCTCTAATTGCCTCGTCTCCCGTCCAGCTGGGTGATCATGCCCATGCCAATCCGGATACTTAGCCCGCTCAATATCCTGTTTTCGGCTGCATTCTTCCCTCAAAGCCCTGCATTTGGCGATGTATTCCGGATAATCGGGGTGACTGGTATCTGCGCGTCTATTCACTTCGCTCTGTTCGCTCATAGGAAAACCTCCATTGCTGACTTAACCGTATCATTGTCTCATGATAGCCGTCGCGTTCAAAATCAAATGGCGGTCCTGAGTCATCCCATGCCATTTCTTGAACCTCTCCATCATGAACGGCTTTAAACTTATGATACACATCATCTGGCGAAATGTCAAGGGTTTCGGCGGTTCTTTCCATGGTATAAGAGAACCGCTGGTCAGATGCTCTAGCAAAAGCTTCTCTGTGTTCAAAGAAGTGCGCCACATCATCCGCACTGAAAGAATACCAGGTATCTGCTTCCGGGTGGTTGTGATAAGAGAAGGAACCCTGCAGGTCCCCGCCCTGCGCTTCGATGCCGGACGCAGCGTCGACCATCGCGCCTTCGCCGTTAGTCAGCCACATCCTCCCGTCGTTGGTGACGGTCAGGCAGGCTTCATGCTCAAGCCCGGAAAAGGCTTCCTCAGCGGCTTCCAGCTGCCGCAGCACCGCGCCCCGGTCGGAAAAATCGACCGTCCCAGCGCCGACGGTCTCGCCGGCTTTCAGGCCGGCGGCGCTCTTCCGAAAAGCAGCCGCCCCGCCGCTGCCAGAGGTAAAACGGCCGTTTTCGGGGTCATGGTTTGGATTGAAACGCTGTTCAAGAAGCCCCAGCCGCTCCCCGTTCGGCCGCAGCCTTGGGTCTGGCGGCAGCAGCCATATGGCTTCCAAAAGCCTACCGCGCGCTTTTAGAAGCTCCTGCGGAATAATCAGCGACTGCATTACGGCAGCCCATTCCAGCCTGGTCATAATCTCCTCTTTCAAAAACAAGCTGTCTCCCGTGGGCTGCTAATCTGCAAGCGCCTTTAAGAGCGGGTTTTCCGCCTTTTCCTTCTGCACCCGCAGCCCGGCAAGCTTGGCTCTGGCCTGCGGGCTTAAACATAACTCATTGCAGCAACGGTAGAAGTCGCGGCTGTACTTTTCGCGGCTGGCCATATAAGTGCTGTCAAAGAGCAGCTCTGGAGCGGCATTGATGTTTTCCTCCATCGACGCCAGCCGGTCAATCGCCACTGCCGCCGCCGCAAGGATATACACGTCAAGGTTCCCCAGGATGCCTGATTCAGCAAGCTCTGCCACAATAAAGTGGAAAAGCTCCCGCTGATTCCCGGAAAGGTAGTCCGGCGGCTGGAGCGCGCCGCCCTTCCCTCTCAGGGCTTCTTCTGTCTCAAGCCTTACGGCCCGTTCTGCCGCCGTCAAATTCTTTGCCATTGTCTTTGTCGCCTTTGCTGGCCTCGCCATTTTTAGTGACTCGCATTTGCCTGAAAGACAAATACTTCTCCTTTCTGAAAATTTACCGTCAGGCAGAATGCTCCGCTTGCGCCTTAAAAGCCGCTTTGGACAAACTGCCTGGTTCCTTCCCCATAGCGTGCGTGGGTGCGAATCGATTTTATGTCCGCGCCGCAGAGATAA